TGTGGGGAGCTTCGACAAACGTCACCATCCTGACGTTCCCGCAGAACGTCGCTCAGACCATGAACTTCGATGACTTCGGTGGTTTGGACAACAATGCTGGCACGGGCAAGACGGGAAATATCCTGTTTACCACGCTCGATGCTTCTGCCGGGGATGCCTACACAATCATCCTTGTAATGCGAAAGCTCTATTAAGGGGAAATACAATGGCTATGACTCGCGGTGGAATTGGGCGTGAAGTTGCTGGTGCCCGTATGAAGAAGCGCGCAATGGGCGCTTCTATGCAGGGCAGGCGAATGGCCCCCGACATTATGACTGATATGCCTATGAAGGCTGCGGCTCCTGCAATGCCGATGGCTGCTGCGCCAATGGCTGCTGCACCGATGGCGGCAATGAAGAAGGGTGGCATTGCCAAGAAGGGCAATAAGGATCCCTCCAAGACCCCCTCGTTCAAGAAGGGTGGCCCTGCCTCTAAAAAGGGTGGTCTCGCGATAATGATCGTGATGGGCAAAGGGAAAAAGAAATGAAGAAGCCGACGAAGGCCCAAGCCAAAGTCAAAAAGGTGATGCACGAGTTCAAGACTGGAACTCTGCATACAGGATCCAAGAAGGGTCCAGTGGTCAAGAACCCGAAGCAGGCTATCGCTATTGCCTTGTCTGAGGCTGGAAAATCCAAGAAGGGATAGGATCGTGGAAAATGATAAAGATAAAATCATCACGGTTTCCCCCGGAAAACAATATGTTCGTGGAGATACGACAAGAGAGAAGATAGCTACCGCCCGTGAGGCATCTTTTTCTGCGGGGAAAAAAAGGAATGAAGCACTAGACAAGATGCTGCGCGAAGATCATTCGCCCACAACAAAAGCAGAATTTGAGGAAGCATATAAAAAATCATCTATGCTGACAGATGCTTACGGGGAAGAGGTCGATAAGGGATACAAGAAGGGCGGCATGGTCTCCATGAAAGGTGGCGGTTCCGTCCGTGGGGCAGGCGTCGCCCAGCGCGGCCAAGGCAAGATGAGGATGTTCTAACATGGTCAGCAAATCACCTACAGGCTTAATGAACATTGGTATGTGGGAAGGGTCCAAGGAGGACGTTTCTCAGGACAAAAGCTTGCCAAAAAGCGTGGCATGACCATGAAAGAATGGGAAGCTTCTGCCGATGACACAAAACACGATACCCAGAAATCCATGAAAGGCCTTCGTGGCGGTGGTCTCGCCACTCGTGGCATGGGCGCTGCGTATGCTGAAGGCGGCATGGTATGCAAGGCTGGCGGCGGTATGGTTACGGCCAAGGGTCAGGGTATGGCTCGCACGAAGTCCACATCGGTGTGCTAATATGGCCCTTTCGGGAACAAAGACGTTTGAACTTGATGTAGCTGAGTACATCGAGGAAGCCTATGAGCGGTGTGGTCTGGAGATCCGTACAGGATATGACCAGCGCACTGCTCGCAGAAGCTTGAACCTTTTGCTTGCCGAGTGGGCTAATCGTGGTCTTAACCAGTGGACCATTGAGCGTGTGACGATCCCGGTGGATCAGACCAGCGCCAGCTATAATCTTCCCGCATCTGTCATCGACTTCCTGACAGTTGTCGTTCAGATGCCCAACAACGGTAGTAGCATCGCCAACATTGATTTGACAGTTGATCGGATCAGCCGCGACTATTACCTAAATATCCCGAACAAAACCACGACAGGCCGTCCTGTCCAGTACACGATCAACCGCATGATTACGCCGGTCCTGTACCTCTGGCCTACTCCTGACCAAGAGTATGACCTGATCGTTGACAGATTGGTTCGCATGGACGATGCCTCGGCGGGCGTGAACACCGTTCAAGTCCCCTTTCGGTTCTACCCATGTCTTGCTGCGGGGTTGGCCTACTACATCGCCATGAAGAAGGCTCCTGACAGGATCCAGCTTCTCAAGGCGGCGTATGAGGAAGAGTTTGACCGCGCCATGAGCGAGGACCGTGATCGGGCGTCCCTTACGCTCACCCCGGTGAGGGATTGGTATAGGGTGGTTTAGCATGGCTAAATACACCCAAGGCTCAGTTGCGATTGCTCTATGCGACAGGTGCGGGTTTCAGTACCCGTTCCGCAGCCTGCGCAAGCAATGGAATGGCTACAAGAACTGCATCCATTGCTGGGAAATGAAACATCCTCAGTTGGACCCCATCTATCCCCCGACTGAACCGCAGGCTATCTTTGAGCCGCGCCCATCTCGGGTTGAGCCTATGGATGTCCCTGTCGGTCAGGAGATTTTCCCCTTCATTCAGAACACCAGCCTTCAGGGCGTTATGGCTATCGGCATCGTTACTGTGAGGATCACCTAATGGGCTGGACCTACGCCACCCTTGTCCAAGCTGTGCAGGACTTCACGGAATACAGTGAAGCCAGCTTTGTGGATAACATCGACACGTTCATCCAGAACTGTGAAGAACGAATCCTGTACTCCGTCGATCTGGCCGTCTATCGTAAGAACGATACGGGAACGACGACGGCAGGCAATCAATACATGGCCGTTCCCAGCGACTTCCGCGCACCCCTCGGCATGAGCGTCTTCGTCAATGGCGTGAGAAGCTTCTTGCTCAACAAAGATGTCGAGTACCTTCAGGAGTACAATCCGACTGGCGCGCAGGGCACCCCAAAGTATTATGCCCTGTTCGACGTTGACAACTTTCTCCTGTCTCCAACCCCGAATGCGGCGCTTACGGTCGAGCTTCACTACTGGTACAGCCCCGAATCGATTGTCACGGCGGGAACAACGTGGATTGGGAACAATGCTGAACAGGCCCTGCTTTACGGGACGTTGTTCGAGGCGTACACCTACATGAAGGGCGAACCAGAAATCCTCAACCTCTATAACCAGAGGTTTGCAGAGGCTCTGACCCGCCTGAAGAACTACGGCGAAGGTAGAGAAGACACCGACGCCTATCGTGATGGCATGATTAGAATAAAGGCCACCTAATGTACGTAGAAGCTGCACAGGCACAGGTTTTCAAGGTTGATGTCGAGACCTCCGACAACGGCGGTCATCCTCCGGAGTTTTGGGCGAGGCGGGCGGCTGACAGGATTGTTCAAGTTGCTGACAACGCGCACCCTGCGATTCGAGAGCAGGCCCTAGCGTACAAGGCTGCGATTGAGGTTGTTGTGCTTGAACACATAAATCGTGCTATAAAGTGCGACAGATCGACGGTCAGTTATCTGGTGGCAGAGGCTGGTCATCCAACACTGGCTGAACATCTTAGGAGGCTGTAATGGCTTTTACCGGAAACTTCATGTGTACGTCGTTCAAACTTCAGCTTTTGACGGCGACCCACGCTTTTACGACGACCCAGATCCGCGCAGTCACAACGGCTGATACGTTCAAGATTGCGTTGTATACGTCTTCGGCCACGCTTGATGCCTCCACGACCGTCTACAGCACAACGAACGAAATCACGAACACCACCGGGTCGGCTTATGTGGCAGGGGGCAACACCCTGACCAGCGCCACTACCACATCGAGCGGTACGACGGCTTACGTCGATTTTGCTGACTCCTCGTGGTCAACGGCGTCATTCACGGCCCGTGGCGCGCTGATCTATAACTCAACGCAGAGCAACAAATCGGTTGTTGTTCTTGACTTTGGTTCGGACAAGACGGCATCAGCGGGTACATTCACCGTCGTCTTCCCAACTAACGACGCCAGCAATGCAATCATTCGAATTGCGTAATCGTCGTTCTGGATGATCGGGAACTGATATGGTCTTCGTTGCAGCGGATCGCGTCCTTGATACGTCAACGTCCACTGGAACGGGGCCTGTTGTTGTTTCTGGGTCTGTCCCTGCGGGCTACCGCACGTTTTCGGCGGTAATGAGCGTTGGGGATACCTGTTACTACTCCATTCAACACCAGACGCTGAACGAGTGGGAAGTCGGGGTGGGGACATATTCGTCCCTCAATACCCTGACCCGTACAACGGTATATAGTTCTTCCAACTCTGGGTCTGCCGTAGTTTTTACGTCTGGCCTTAAAAACGTCTTTACAACCCTTACGTCCGGTCAGTTGCCGCAGCTTGACCCATCCGGGAATGCGACCGCACTGGGCACTCCGACATCTATCACCCTGACCAACGCCACGGGTCTGCCGCTGACCACGGGCGTTACAGGGAACCTCCCGGTTGGAAATCTAAACTCTGGTACGAGTGCGTCATCCGTCACCTTTTGGAGAGGTGATGGAACGTGGGCAACTCCTGCTGGCGGCGGCGGTAGCAGCATTTCGGTCTCTGACGAAGGCGCGCTGCTCACATCTGGCGTCACCAGCTTCAACTTCACTGGCGCGGGCGTCACTGCCACGGCGGCGACGAATGCCGTAACAGTAACCATCCCCGGTGGGGGGTCTGGTGGTAACGGCAGCGGTGGAAACATCTTTCTCGCTGACTACTTTGGAGGCTTCTAATGGCCGTAACATCGACGCCCATCTTCACACAGACTCCCAATGTTGGTGCGCTGAACGCCATCGTCTCCACGGCCATGACCAACACGAAGGCGTTTGACGGCACCGAGACGGCGGGCACTCCGCTGGCCCTCTGCTACACCGCTGGCGCTAACGGATCGCGCATAGATCAGGTGCAGATCAAGTTCTCGTCCACCAATGGCGCAACCGCCTCTGGCACATCGAACGCCACGGTGGTCCGCTTCTGGCTCAACAATGGGTCTGCTAACACCACGGCGGGCAATAACATCTTCTTTGGCGAAGTGGCGCTGCCAGCCACGGCGGTTACCTCATTGGCTACGTCTGCCAACACGGTCTACACACTGGCTCTGCCCCTTGGTGGCCTTAACATCCCCGCCACATACAGGCTCTATGGGGGTCTCACTGTAGCGGCTGGCGGCACTGCCATTGCCATCGCAATCAACGCTGTTGGCGGGGACTA